CGTAGAACAGTTCGGCCAGTGGTTGTGGTCCAACCCAATCGAGCAGGACCCAGACGACGAAATGGTCGACGCAAGGGAAGAGGAGGGGCAAATCCTGTATTTAGACCAACAGGCGGGACTGAGGTATTCGTATTCTCAGTCGACAACCTTAAAGCCAACTCTTCCGGGGCAATCAAATTCGGCCCCAGTCTATCGCAATGCCCAGCGCTTTCAGACGGAATACTTAAGTCCTACCACCGTTACAAGATCACAAGTATCCGTGTTGAGTTTAAGTCACACGCGTCCGCAACTACGGCCGGCGCTATCTTTATTGAACTCGACACCGCGTGCAAACAATCAGCCCTGGGTAGCTACATTAATTCCTTCACAATCAGCAGGACCGCCTCAAAGGTCTTCAGAGCCGAAGCGATTAATGGGAAGGAATTCCAGGAATCAACGATAGACCAGTTTTGGATGCTCTACAAGGCCAATGGAACCACCACTGACACGGCAGGACAATTCATTATCACGATGAGTGTCAGTTTGATGACGGCCAAATAGGTAGACTCCTCAACACCGGAACCGAAACCTGCACCAGAACCTACACCAACCCCACAGCCAACGCCAGCTCCACAGCCCGCACCCGAACCGACTCCTGCACCAGTCCCCAAAAAATTCTTTGAGTATATCGGGACACCAACCGGTACAATCTCAACAAGAGAGAACACTGACAGTATTTCTGTCAGCAAGCTCGGTGGGCAGTCGATGCAGTACATAGAGAATGAGAAGTGTGAAACAAAGGTCATTGACTCCTTCTGGAGCACTAACAACAACGTGTCTGCACAGGCAGCCTTCGTTTACCCAGTGCCAGAAGGATCATACAGTGTGAACATTTCGTGCGAAGGCTTTCAATCCGTTGACCACATAGGAGGCAACGAGGATGGTTATTGGATTGGTTTAATTGCCTACTCCAATTCGTCAGGAGACAATTGGGGGGTAGGCAACTACAAAGGGTGCAGTTTCAAGAACTTCTTGGCAACCAATACTTGGAGACCAGGCCATAAGGATCTCAAGTTGAACGATTGCCAGTTCACAGATGGACAAATAGTTGAGAGGGATGCCGTGATGTCTTTCCATGTGGAAGCAACAGGTACTGACGCCTGTTTCTATCTCATGGCTCCCAAAACAATGAAAACTGACAAATACAACTATGTTGTCTCATATGGAGGGTACACAAACAAACGGATGGAATTTGGTACCATATCTGTGACATGTGATGAATCCGATGTTGAGGCAGAACGCATAACAAGGCACGCTGAAACACCCATACGTTCCAAACACATTCTTGTGTCCGAACAGTATGAGCAACCTTTACCCACCATAATCGATCAAGGCTTGTGTGATGTGCAAACTCCCGAGCAAGAACAAACACTGGTGGATGAAGAAGACAAACAGACTGTTTCCACAGAACCTGATATAGCACTCATGGAATATGAAGCTGCAACAGCCGAAATTCCGGATGCTGAAGAGGATGTTTTGCCCTCCAAGGAACAGCTGTCTTCTAAACCGGTGGACACGTCCGGCAACAAAATACCTAAGCCCAAGGAACCTGAAGTACTTGGAACATACCAGGGACAGAATATTTACCCTGAAGACGTGCCACCAATTGCGCGGCAAAAGCTACGCGAAGCCGCAAATGCACCCTCCACATTACTCTACGAGAAAACTCCCAAGAAGAGCAACAATTTCTTGACTCGTTTTGTGGAGGCGAATAGGTCCCCTACAACTCCAGCTGCCCCAACAGTGTCAACTGCATCAAACATGACAAGGGAACAGCTTGCGGAGTACACTAGAATTAGGAAATCCCTTGGACTCACAGCAGCGAAGGAATACAAGGCGCAATTTCAGTGAAGGTAACACCACTAGCACAAATCGGATCCTGGGAAACAGGCAGAACTACGGTTCATAAGCTCGGGTAGGCCGTCAACCTACCGCCGTATCGTATTGTGTTTGGCCGATGGATGACCTCCACGTTATCGCCGTTTGTATTTTTGCTCTAACTGTGTTGACAGGGTTAGGCGCGGTGATCGGCTGTTGTGCCGGTTGCCTTCTCCCCCCTCCCTCCTTCCGCTCTTCTGTTTAAGCAAAAATCTCTCGGTCTGTGCGAGAGAAACTCAAAAATATCGGGGAGCTTTGGCTCAGTGAGGGGATTAACGACCCCCAGTAAAGGCTGGTCTTGGCGGACTTGAATAACCCGCTACAAGACGAAGTGGTAACCGCCACTGATCAAATGGTGAACATGCTTCTGTGTCGTACACTGCCCCGGAGCCTACCGGGTCAACAAGGCTACTCCACCAGCTCGATGAGATGAGAGTGGAGTGGACGGAGTGGGTGACTTCGTGATGTACACCCGATCGTCAGGATTGAAGACGTTAAAACTCGACGACCTAGTGCAAGTCGTTAAACTGACTAGGGTGGATACACCACACCCGGCCTAACTTGTAGG